ACGAGTTCCTCTTCTTCCGCGACTTCCTCTCCAAGACCATTATAAACACGGAAATTAAGATTAGTCGTATCTGGGCGTGCAACTTGAAAGTCTTTCCCTGCACTAACCCAGAAGTTGATATATACGTCGGGAACGGGGACATTGGGGTGGTTGAGTTCATTGACAACCGATACAATCAAGATACCGTTACTCGTTTCTTGATATATAGATGTTGGATCCAAACCAAGCCACATCTGATCTCTCAAATATGGGATGGCGAAACTTATTTCAGTTTCCTTCTCTATGTCAATAACTCTCGAAACCGTGGACGAAAGCATGTTTCCATCGGAGATCACAGCAGCTCCTACAGAGTCCGGAACCCACGAAACACGCAGACGTCCAACATGCATTTGCGAACACACAACCGACATATGCACTCGCACTGACCCACGCCAAAATGTAAACGGGCGTGAAACGCACGATAGAAAAGTCTCATATTGATGGATAGCATCTTTATAAGTCAGCTCTAAAGGACTAACACGCCATTGATATAATGTTTCATCGGGAAAATTTGATGCGTTCCAGGTGAGGCCGGCAAACAATAAGCTCGGAGTTTGTGCAATGGATAAAATGTCCATGTCTGATGACTTACCACCCATCATCTCAATACAGGAACCAACGCCATTTTCTGGATCGATTGAGAGGATATCAGCCTGATTCAAACCATGAGTATTAGCGAGATTGTGGTATTTAACTCGCACATCCTGTGGTATTGCTAGAGAATTAGGCATTGCAAATCCGAAATAACGAGCAACTCCGGCTATTCCACCTGCTATTGCTGAAACACCCTCCGCAACTGCACCAATTTCTGGAATCCATACTAATGATGCAGCTATATTGCCAACTGTTTCAGCAATTCCACTAACTGTAAGCTTGGTTGATTTAACTTCAGCTTCTTTGTTCTTACGCGTCAATTTTCCTTGAGCAAACAATTCCTCTTCCACAGGAGCCACAAATAGAGCGGGTGGTCCTGGAATGAGAGCAGGGAACGTAGCTTGCGTATCAATGATAGCAGTAGGGAGAGGATACGTCTTATATGTGTATCCAGCCAAGTCCAAATCCGTAAAACTCATAAAGAGCGTAAATGACACATCGGTAGTAACAGGCCCGAGTGCCAACGGATTCAAACAATGGATGGAGACACACCCAATATGATACGCAGCATCTCCAAAATGCTCCATCGGTATATATGGGTACGGTAATGCGTAAGGAATAATGAATTCGTGAACCTCATTTTCACTAGGTGAAATACAAAATGAGGGATTACTCGCAGCAGTGAACAAATTGTTGGATCCTGTGTTATAAGTTCCAGTATTTGACACCATGGGAGACCACGAAACCAACAAATTCCCATAATGAAATTTCGATCCATTCACCCGAATACCAAACTTGATACCAGAGCGAAAGTATGCGAAATTCTTGAGCTTATCCCACACCTGTTGTATAGAAAATAAGTAGTTGGGAAAGTGAATGCGTGCAATCAATTGCCCACGTACCGCAGTTGAAGGCCAAGTCCCATTATACATATAAGTTCTTTCTAGAAAATCTGTTAAGGACTCCTTCATGTATGGATCAGGTTGCATCTTTGGAACTGGGGGAACCTCTTGCGTATTTGTATTTGTAACGATAGATGTATCACTAAACGACATGATCTCGTTACGAGTATGGATCACGTCGCCTTCTGTTGTCGGGGCACCGGAAGTAGTATTAGGTAAGGTTGTTGATGTTTCTGAGTTAGCCGTTGGTTTATTCACATCACGGTTTCAACGATCCACGTGACTTGAGCTTCCTTACTTTTATTTTTCGAGGCGTACGTTTTTGACTGATCTCAAAGATCTCCTCGTTTGTTTCCAACTGGCAGCAGTACCCTTCAGCGTAGGAAGTTTCGCTGCCGGGCAAGATCACACCAATTGTGTCTTCACTCCCCCAATGTTTCCCACTCAACATAAAAGTGACGAAGGGCAACCGGATCTCACGTCCTTTACAGAACTTGTACACATGAGCAACAAATCTCTCATAAGCGTCGCGCCCATGATGAAACATTTCGCATGTGGCCGCTATCCAATTCGCCTCCATCGCCTCCTGATCATCAAAACTCTCACGAATCCACATGATCATTTCTTGAATAGAAATCATCGAAAGGGGTGCGTACACTCGTCCACCATCAAGGCGAAATTCACGCTTGAGATATGTAATATCTTCAGCCGCCAAGAAAGTGCTACTAATTGCCTTCTTTGATGGAGTTGTGTACTCGATTCCATATTGCGCAAATGTTTTCTCAAGAATTTCCATATTGAGAATATGCGCCACGTCGTCACACACAGTGCCGATATTGTCATCACCATAGAACTTGACACAAAACTTGTTCAAGTAATTGGTGATATCTCCTCCATTCTCGATGTACACGATGCGGAACATCAAGGCATTGACCATCGAGTTGATGATAGCAGTCAACGCAATGCCAGAGGGATTTCCTTGCTTTACGCGATACACATCTACACCAGTGACATGATACGCTGAGAAGCATGTCGCGAAAAGAGTCTCACGAATGAGAGCATTCTCCGGACCATCATCGTACCATTCATTGATAATGTCACAGCACGCCATGAGCAGTTGATATGACAATGTTTTGTCATAATTACCATAATCTCCTCCAACCCAGTTTGAGCCATTGTTCTTGATCTGATTGTACATCATTCCCCACTCGTCTCCGTGAACGTTGATTCCAACCGAAATCTCCCCATACACATGATTCTCCATAATGTGAGCCATGAATGACGATGTATACATACGCAACGCCAAATTGAAATCAAAAGGTGCCACATTGAACAAACGCGTTTTACCTGCATCTGCTTTCTCGATCGGTCGCCGCTCGTCCTTCAACTGATCAGCGAAGAGAGTAAATGGAATAATTCCCTCTCGCGCCAGCTTCACACGCTGATTGACGGCATACGATACAGTCTCATCAACTTCATACCGCACTCCGTCATTGGTGGACACGAAGAGAAACTTCCCTTTAGGATCATTCGATTTTCTCAGCATCGTATATGGAAAACCACTAGAAGTGTGCATATCCATTTTGGCAATGAATTCTTCATTCGTACCATTCACCGCCTCATCCAATGTGATGACTCTTGGTTTGTACGAGCTTCGCATATTCTGAATAGTATGGGAAAAATGCGCACGCGCCAAAGCAACAGAATCTGATGGAAACACCGTTGGATCTGCACCCATCTTCGCGATAGCCAATCTGGATGGAAAGATCTTGACACCATCACACATGAAAGGTTGTAGATATGCCGGTTTTGTTTGCACATCAAACACCCCGTGAAGCAGACTCGGTTTGATTCGCGTTTCAGTCGCTTGACGGTTGTAGTAAATCATATTGATGCGTCCCACATATGCGACTTTCTTGGTTTCCTCTGTGACCGCCCGTTGTGCAACGTATTGTGGTTGCATCGTAGGATCACACACGGGTTGCTCAACAATAATCGTACGGTGTTTTGCATGAACAGCGCGAATAAACTGCATAGTCAGCACATTTGCAATGCCCTTATTGGTAGCACCAGCCGTGTGAAATCCAAGGATTCGTCCATTCTGCACTTTGGAATTCATCCACACAATAGGTGATCCACACTCTCCACGCTGCGTCCCAAGTTTATAGCTGAAATGGTTCACGATAGAAACTGAACCAATTTTCATGCCAACATGATTCGCCATTGAATACGCAACTTCACCCTCAACGCGCTTGATTTCAAATGTTTGCTTCATCAACGCGCGCCCAGCCTCATGGGTCACATACATGAACGCTTCATTGAGAGTATGTTTACTCAACGCATCTTCATCATGGAAATTGCGCGTCAGATTGGCAGATGGTGGAACTGTCCTGGGGAGCACAATGATGACAATGTCACGCCCCTGAGCCCATGTCATATCAAACTCCAGCTCAGAGAGTGCAAACGTTCGAGCACTTTCATGGTTGTCCACAATGCGCAATTCACCCTTCTCATGCTGCTGCCATCCGTATAACATATGAGCGGGAGCTATCAAGAGACGTCCGCCAATGTGCATTCCACGCATCATTGTAGACTGCACGTGTGGGCCATCATCAAATGTGCAATACAGGCGAACACAAGCTTGTACTAATTTCGAGGTCGCAAGGGCAATGGCGTTCTCGTCTGATGCTGATTCTGCATTGATCATTGGGAAATCTGAAGGATTGGCGAACTTTCCAACTATGTCATATTCGCCAACGTCATTCGTAAATTTACCACCTGCCACGGTTGGGTAAAGGTTGTCAGCCTGTGCTGATCGAATAACCCGATGATTCTGCGGAGTTCTATCACTTGGATATGCCGCCTCTGCTGTCTTGCTCAAAATCTTGCGATGATTCTGATTTGTCCTGTCGCTTGGATAAGCAGCCTCAGCACGCTTGTCGCGCTCCCAAATGTTGGTCATTCCGAAGCGACTAATATGACCCCAGTAGGTACACTTTTCGTCGCCTGGGCAGCTCGCATTATGTTCAAGATGGTGTTTCATCGCCTCAGATCCTTGCTTCCTTACTTGCTTGAAAATCTTGTTGGTCTCCTCGGTCCAGTGAATATCATGCGCCCAATGTTTGCAATTGAGATGTTTGCACGTCTCGATATGAGCGCGATACTCCCGTGAAAGAATATGATCACCATGAACGATCACCTCATGCACCTGTCCTTCTCCCTGCAAGCGCGCCACGCAAGTCTCAAACAGACCATCACAATCTCCTTGATCACATGCATGCTCAGTCATGCTAGTATCGTGCACAATCTTACTGGACAGATTCTGATATAGTTTGTATGCGCCAAATGCTGCGGCAACTGTACCGAGGAGAGCCAATCCAAACTTGATAAATGGTTGTTCGGCCAAATATTTGAGGAACTTGATCGAGCCTTCCTGCAGATCTGTCAAAGTTGATTGAGCTACGGC